TCTTAAAGTTTCTAATACCTACTTTAATCTCTTCAGATGTTAGTTCGTTCAACGAACCAGTTGCAAATGAAGTATCATCCCACCCAATTCTTAACTTAGGTTGGTGAATTGTATTTGTTTCTTTACTAAAGAATCTTAGGATTCCATAATCATTTGTATCGTTTTCTAATTCAAATGGAAGTTTAAGAATAATTCCATCATTTACAATCGAACCACTAATCCAATCTTCAACAATATCTTTAACATCCATATGAACATCTTTTGATTGATATTCAAAATCTTGCGTAGCATAAACATCGTAATAGAATGTTCCACCTTTACCTTCGTATGAACCAGTTGATACTTCAGAGAATTCACCGGCTTGCAACCATCTTAAAATGGAATCACCTTCTCTATTGTTCCAAGTTACACCACCTGTTGTGATATCATCAAAACGGGTTCCTTTGCCCATTTCCCAACTTTGTGAAATTGGATAAGCTTCTAATGTAAATTCCAATGGAAGTTCTTCGGATTCAGTTTCTCTTAAAATCAAAGTTGCTTCAGAAAGAACAACATCACCATTCGATATACTTTCGGATATACCTTGTAAATCAAATTTAAGGAGTGCTCTTGATACATCTTTGATATTACCATAGTAAACCTTACTTACTTCCAATACCTCATCTAAACCACAATTTTGGTCAGGTTGTTGGAGATATACCGATGCATCTTTTGATGCTGTTAAGAAATAGTATGCCATTATCTTGCTCTTCCTTTTATGTCCACATCTGGATATTTGATTTCAAAAACCGATGGGTCTAAAGATGGATATAAAATTTTATCTTTAATCGCTGCGGTTATGTTATATGAGTTTGGTGAATATTGACCACCACACTTATTTACAATTTCTAACTTTGGAACCGAACTAACACCATCCACATTTGCGATAATAAGTTCCACTTCACTTAGATTTACAGTATTATTGAATGTCCAATTATTGATGTTAAAATAATCTTTTAACTCCTGAATACATGAGGTGATAACTTCACTCTTATTATAATTGCTATAAGTAATAACCTCAAAGTTAATTCCAATGTTTATAATAAATCCATCATTGATATTAACACCATCAGTTAAAATCTTATATTCATTCAAATATGTTTTTATATTTTCCTTTACTGCTCTATTCAATGTAGAAAGTTTACCATTACCATCATATCCTAATAAGTAAAGGTTGATAGCAAATGGATTGTTCTTTTCGTTTTCATTTGAAGTTTTACCAATTAAGAATTTTTGCAATTCCTGCTGAACTGATTTTCTATCTGGTTCTTCGTTATCTGGCTTTTCAACAAAACTCATTACCAAATCAGTAAACTCTTGCATTGCTTTTGGTGAACTTAAAATAGATGATGGTGAGTTGTTATCTAATGTTCCATCTGCGGTAGCGTAAGCCTTTGCAACCGAACCATACTTAGTTGGCATTGATAATACTCTAATCTGATAATCCTTTGCGGTTACCGCTCTATTTTGAGAACCAAAATTTGCTAAAGCGTTTTCTCTAATCTCATCAATGGTTTCACCACCTCTACCACCCGTTGCAGGAACTTCGTTATCTACTGCTATGGAGTTTTTGGTTGAATTGTAAAGTGCTCTTTGAGTTTGTGTAAATAATTGAGTATCTTCTTCAAACTCAATAGAACTAACCTTTGTCAATGTTCCTTTTGCAACATTAGATTCAACACCACCACCAACTAAATACTTTACGGTAATTGTAGTATTTGATGGAGATGAACCATATGTGTTTGTTTTCAAAAAGTTTGTTGGGTCAAATGAAGCTTCCAATTTTGAAATTGAATTAGGTAATCCCAATCCAACATTTTTTAAGTTTGGAATGATAGATTCATCAGTTACATTTGGGTCACCAGCACCAAACTGAATAGTTGTTGTGCTATCACCATTTACCTTTTTAGTAAATCGTTTTGCAGTTTTAAGTGTAGTTAACACATATGGAACTGTTGATTTAAATTGATAAAGGTCTGGGTCATTTGTTTCAGTATTTGGATAATCAGTAAATACCATTTCTTGTGCAAGATATGGAACCTCATACCATTTATTTCCATTTGAATCCCTTACATCGTAGATATCAATAATATTGGTATCTGATAAGTTTATAGTTTGAAATGCCTCATATGTAGTGAAATCAAATTCTAAAGTTTTAACTTCAGCTGAAATTGCTTTAACAAACTTTTTAACTAAATAAAATGAAGCTTCTCCGGTTACAGCATCTTTTTGATAAATAGTAATTTCTCTATCTGTATCATCCGAAAAATCAACTACATCTTGTGTAATAAACTTTATATCATTTGCGGTTTTTACTTGCATACCCGCTTTGATTTTTAATAGATATGTTGAATCATATGTATTGTTGGTTCCAGAACCAGTTGATGGGACTAACTGATAAACGGAAAGAGTTGTTACCGATGGTGATGTTACCTTTGGTTTGTATCCCAAATATTGTGAAAGTGCAATTACATTCTCAATATCCTCCGCATGAACCATCAATGATTCTTTTAAAGTATCATCAATATAATATGAAAGTGAATCACCAATATATGATGCCATTTCAATGAACATCATACCAGGTGATGATTCATTAAAATCAGAATAAGTTCTTGGGAAATAAGTTTTAGCAAACTCAATTAAATTTCCTCTAAATTGAGCAAAATCTTTATTGAGGTAGTTAATATCCTTACCCCTATTCTTAAAGTTTTTTGTTGTTTTTGTAATTGCCATATCTTACTATCCCTGTGCGGTAAATGTTACTTCGGTCAAGTCTACATTATTACCAATTCTAAATTTTAACGAAACATTTATTCTATTGTTATCTCTTAACTCATCGGTTGCTTCAATATTAATCTCTTCAATCGTTACATAAGGTAACCATCTTTCAATTGATTCGTTAATAGTATCTTCTATTCTTCCCTCAAAATCAACAGTAGATGGTTCAAATAATAACTCTTGTAATCCACTACCAAATTCAGGTTGAAGAATTCGTTCTCCCTTTTTAGTTAAAAGTAAATTCTTAATGTTAGATTTTACTTGTTCGGAAGTTTGAAATGTCTGAGTAAATGTATTATTATCGAATTGCAGGGGTAAAGAAATTCCTATCGCATAATCATTATACGATTGGGTATCCTTTACTACTTTTGTTCCTAATTCAATTGCCATCTACTTATTCCATTCCAGGTCTCCAAGGGCCTTTCTTTTTATCCATTGCTTTCATTAAACCACTATAATCTCTATTTAGTGCTTTATCTAATGCTGGGTTACCTGTTTGAACTCCCAAACCTTGTCTTTGTCCACCCATCATATCACCATATCCCATTTTAGCTGCTATGTTACTAGCTCCCAACATATGAGTATCGGATGAGTTGAAACTCATTGTTCCGTTTGATACTTCGGTTGGTGCACCAGCATAAGATGGCATTTGTGTATGTTGACTTCCGTTGAAAGGTTGAGTTTGATTTAAAATTTCATTTATGATTGGATTTTTGCTCAACATTCTTTGTGGTTGAGTTCCATTCGCTTGAAAAGCATGTGAGTTAGTTTCAACAACCGGCTCACTATCCATAAATGTAGGTTGAGTTGGTTGTGGTTTTAATGCTTCTCTCAATTGTTTGTTTTCTTTCAACAATTTCTTCATTTCAGCTTTAACTCCTTCTCTTACTAAGGTAGGTAAAACTGATTTAATCTCTTCTTTTACAATAATTTGTATTGCCTTTACTAATTTATCGGTATCCATTACTTTTCTTTTGGTTTTGATTCCTCTCCCTATAAATATTTGTTTTAGGTTTTTTTGATTATATACACCCTGGCGGTATAACATAACCCACAATTCCCTTTGTAGGTGTCTTTGAGAAACACCCACATCCATTCCTATTAAACCCACCACCAGAAGTATTTCCTTCAATTGTGGTAATTCTACCATCAGGTAAAATACCAGATACAATACCTATATGGTGTGCATGTGCTTCAGTTCCATATAAAACAGCTGCTCCAATCACTGGTGTTTTAGACCAATATCCATTTGCTTTAGCCCACTTAGCCCAATTTTGACATGCTGCTGCTCCTTTTGGAGTTGTTAAACCAGCTTCTTTCCACCAAGTTGTAACCGCTCCAGCACACCAATAGTATCCCTCACCATCTTTATCAACTTTGGCTTTATTATTTAAGCCAGTATTTTTCATCATCTCATCAATCCTACCAGCTCTAAGATATTGTTTACCACCAGAGAAACCACCATAGTTTTTACCCGGAGGTGTTCCAGTCTCCAATATACCAATATCTTTTTTAGCCATTTCAACAACCTTTAATCCAATTTCACATTTCTTATCAGAAAGGTCTGCTAAAGCATCAATTTCTTCTTCGGTTAAATCTACATCAGCTGCGTTTTGTTGACCCGTTGATAATTCCGTTTCTTTTAGTGAAGCGTAATCATATACAACTTCTTCTTCCTCTTCAGATAATGTTCCACTATCCAATAAAGATTGTGCTTGTTCTTTTTCAGCAGTAAATGAAGTTATTTGTTCTTGTGATAATGTAGTATCTGGAACATTATCGATTTTATTAAGTGCAGCTGCGGCACCAGCTAATGTTGCTATTGATGGACCAGCAGGTGGTATCGTATATCCTGTCCAAACAATTACACCCGGTGATGGTATTGGTGTTGGGGCTGATGGATACAATGATGTTGTTTGTATAAGTCCAGATATTGTTGTTAAGTGTAAAGTTGCTGCATTGATAAATTGATTTACCATCAACTCACTATTATCATTTGGTCTAAGTGGAGGTTGGGGAGTCCAAACTCCGGGGTTAGTAACAACATTAGAATTAACAACTATGTTTTGAATCGAACCAGGTGCAGGTATAATTGGTATTGGAAATGATTGCATCGTAGCCCCAGCCCAATATGCTTTTACACCATTACCAAATTCACTAACTAAACTAAATGTAGATGATGGTGAGTTTTGTCCTTGAAGTAATGCTAATTTAAATAAAGATTCCATAACCGAAACATTTCCAGTTTGGATAGCTGCCAAATTAACAGTATCTTTACCTCTTTTTACAGCGTTATCATATTCAGTTGCCCATATATTAGCAATATCATCTATACTGTTTTCACCCGAAGATGGGTTGGTTTTTCGTAGTATATTTGATTTGAATATCTCCCAAGACATTATGATGTTTTATTTAAATTGCTTAACGCAGTTTTTAATTCAGATTTTATTTTTGAAAAAGTAGCAATATTTGTTGGTCCTGTTGCGGTTGGACCAGATGGGGTTAAGAATATCTGAGCTTCAATAGCATCTATTAATTGAGTTAATAAATCAACCAATGTTTCACCCCTTACCAATGATTCTAAATTTTGGTTTCCTAAATTGATATTACCATTACCACTATTAACATTTACACTTCTATCATTAGTAGTGATGTTTATATCATCATTTACATTTACCTCAATACCAAACTTATTGTCGATTGATAATTGGCCATCTGAAATAAATCCGTAATTTCCTTTAGAGTAAAAAATCATTTCGGATGTTTTTGCTGAAAATATTAATCTATCCGAATTTAAAAGAATTTGATTTCCCAATAACTCAGATGGATAATCTTTAAAAGAAGCTGGTGATGTTTCAAAGTTAGATGAACCACCATCACTAACCACACCAGGTTGAAATGGCAATTTATATTGGTTTGAACCAAATGCAATAATACCACCATCTTTATTAATATCCTCTTCAGTAGATGAATCAACTCCCTTTTGTGAAGATTCACCACTTTCACCATTCCTAATTATTAATGTTGGAGAAAATGTATTTTCTGAATTGTTATAACCAGATAATCTTATTGATTGCCCAAATCTACTTTCAATTATAGTATCTCCCTCATATAATTTTAAATGATGTATATTGGGAGTAAACTCAAAATAACTACCATATGAATCATAATCAGCTGAAGAATCAAAGTTACTTCTGGCAATACCAGTTTGTTGAACTTTTGAATAATTAGCTGGTTTATTATTTTGATTTTTATCTTTTATAAAAGTATCTGATATGGTTGTATTTGATGTATTTACATTTGGAGTTACCGATTTACTAATTCGTTCGTAAAACATACCACCACCTTCACCATTTATAATTCTAACTACTTCATTTTTTGTAGGTAAACTATTATAGTTTTGATTTGCAGGTAGAGCAAGTGATAACAAATCATCAGATTTAGCAGATGATGTTTGTAATCTATATTGAATAGCTCCAATGTATTTTGGTATTTGTTCTGTTGGTATTCCAAAGTCTTTTATAATAGAATCGGTTTCATCCAAAATCACATGATAAACTACACCAACATTTGTTTTATTTTGTGCAGATGCTGATTTTGACTGATTGGATTGTACATTACGATTTCTATCACCAAACATACTACTTTCCTATTTTTTGTTTTAGTTCTTCAACTTCATTTTCGATGGAATCCATTCGTTGAACTTCATCTTGAACTTGTTCTATTTCAGCAAGTAGTTGTTCCCTTTCTGCTTCAGTAAGGAATCCACTATCACCTTCACTTTTGTTATTAGCCAACATAATTCTTTGAGCAATGGTTGCTAACTTAATTAATTGGTCATCATTACGAACGGATGTATCGATTAAATCTTTGATGACAGGACCCAATACAGCCAAATCACCAGCATGTCTGATTCCTTTTCTGATTTCGTGAATGATTTCAGAAATATGTTTCTTTTTATTGATTTGGTTATTGTAGATGTCCTCAAACAACCCACTAAGGTTTTTGCCTGGGAATAATTCGAAATCTGCTGACATAATTAGTTTATCAATATTTGTTCAATATATAAATATCAATAAACCAAAAAGTGTATTTAGGATTTGATTTTGGTAACTATTACTTTTATTTTAGGTTCGTATCCTTCTGGAAATATTCGTTTTACTCCCACAAATTCTTCCACATTGTTTTCTCTATATGTTAGTTTAAAAACTTTGTTGCTTAAATCTAAAAGTAATTGAGATGAAGTAAACATTTTTTCAGTATCTCTGGCCATATTCAGATTACTTTCATGTTTGTAAAACTTTTGTCTCATAAGAGGTAATACATCATCTACTTTTTTAGCCCGATTTAATATCTTTTCAGCGGATATCTTTCTAATCTTAGAAGATAAGTAATCTTTACCCTTTGTATATCCAGCACCATAATGTAAATGTCCGTGGTTAGTTCTTGCGATTCCCTCACCATTATGGATTTCATACTTAGGGTTGTGTTTTGATGTAGTTTCAATACAAACAGTTTTGGTTGGGGTTGCAATAAAGGTATGCCCCTTAATTCCCCCATCAAATGTTATTGCTGAATTTATTGTTTCTCTAATTGTTTTTTGTGATAATGCTTTACGAATCTTTTTACCATCTTTAGAAGGTTTACCACC